TGTTACAAAATTGTTTCATGTGAAACATTTTATTTTGAATAATATAATTTAATTAATTCATACATACTATGCTTTATTTTTTGATTTTCAAAATACACGTTACCTATTTTAAAATTTTCTAAAAACAATTTCCAAAAATTATAACGTTTCATTGCGTTAAACATTAGTGTGTTTGGTGAATGGTCTTTTAAAGTCATACTAAAAAGGTATGGAGAAAATTTGTCATAATCTGTTGACACAAAAATTTTGCCGTTCGTGATAATCATTCCAAACACCGAATGTTTCACCATTGTAAATAATAGCAAATGAAAATTTACTTGAACCGTGTTTTGCGTTCAATGAAATTTTTATTTTTATCAAGAATTTTATTTTGCATTGCGTATTGTTCGTAAAGTGTACCGTTTTGCAAGTTTACCGAATTAACGTTTCTGCACGGTCTTTTCTAAATTCTTCATTATTCATATATTGAACCAAAATAAGATTATCTTTGAATAATTTTATATCATTATTAAAAGGAAGTGACAAATCAAAGAATGAAAACAAAGGTGAATATTCAATACCGTTCAACTGCATTTCCTAAAATAAAAATTTTTACGTCATTTCTATTACGAATAATACTGTCTAAAATACCGCATTAAAATCATGCCTTCATTTGGCAAATAATAACGTTTATTTTTTTCAATTGGGTATTCATCTATGATTATAATTTTAACATTTTGATAAACTGATGATTTCAAGTCTTGAGCTTCTGTCATACGTTTAGCAAATCCAAACACTTCACCATCACAATAAAATTTACGATTTTTTGCTTCAAGTGTATGTTCTTTGAATTCTTCTTTTATATCATCAAAAAAGTCTTTTTGTGATTTTGTTTTTTCAAATATTTCTTTAAGTTCATTGTCATAACGTCTTAAATAAAGGAATTGTGAATGCTTTTTTGTAAATTGTTCAATTACAAATTTTTTTGCACCGTAAGATTTACCACAACCACGTTCACCAATTAAAACATTGACAGGGCAGTTATATGATAAAATTCTATGATAATCATAGTAGTGCATAAGCATTCACCTTCCTTAAAAATTGCAAAATTAGAAGTTTTGTTGCAACCTACCACGGCAAAATTTTATAGGAACGTTCTTCACGTTGGTGACCCTATAAAAACTACAAACAAATTGAACTTATAATTTCGCTATACTTATTATATCACAAGGTTAATGAATAATGCAAGTAAAAGTGAACATAATATTATTATATACTTTTTTTAAAAAAGTTTATAAAAAAGTATTGACATTTTTATTTTCTTCATATATAATGAAGAAAATTAAGAAAGGGTGATTCACAAATGAAAATTTATTATTTAGAATTTGAAAATTCAGTAAAATTTTTTAGAAATGACAGAAGCATTGAAATTGAAAAATCAAAATTACTTGAATTATTTTTGAAAGCAGTTTACAAAAAATATGGAAAGAAGGTGAAATTTGAATGTCTAATTTAAAAGATTATGATTTTATTGTTGGTTTTACATTATTTACATCAAAAGGATTTAAAACAATGTATAGACATTTTGATAAATTAGAAACTGCAAAATTATTTGCAAGTAATGTGAATATAAAAAATAATTGTAAAATTTATGTTGATTTAGAATTTCACAAAGATGAAATTAAAAATTTAATAAATGAAAATAATGATTTACATAAAGAAATAAATTAAAAATAGAAAATGAAAAAATTGTTGATAATGAATTTATAAGTAAAAACAAAATAAGAGAAAAAATAAAAAGACTTGATTATAATAGTGATAATACAGAACAAAGATATTTTAAGAAAGAAGTATTACAAGAATTATTAAATGAAAATCATATTCCACATATAGATTAAGAAAGGAAGTGAAACAATGAAACCACGGAACAGACGGAATGAAACGTTTTGAAGAAATAAAGAACGAATTTGAAAATACAGGAAAATATATGAATACAGTAGGTTATAATGCAATTGGTGACTTAATTCAACTGGTAGATTTACTTATAAAAAGAAATTCAATTGAAAATGGAAATTTGAAAGAATTACGAATTTTCTTAAAAGATGAAAGAATTTTAAAAATAAAAACTAATATAATAATTGCAGACAAAGAAATACTTAAATGTTTTGATAATGAAAGAAATTTATGGTTTACTTTTAATCTTAACGAAATAATTTATTACACATTAGAAAAGGTAGGTGAAGAAAATGTTTGAAGTAACTTATTCAATGGAAGGAATCATTCGTAAAATAATGATAAATGCAAATGACGCAGTACAGGCGCAAAACATATTTACAAATATGTATGGTTCAGGCAAAGTTCAAATAATAAATATAAGGAGAGTGTAAAAATGGAAGATGAAATTCAGGACAAGTTAGAAGAAATATATAATTTTAGAATTGACGTAAAACTCAAAGATTTTAGACAATATGAAGTATATGGACGAATAGATAATGAAAAGACATTCTGTATTCCAATTTTATATGACGCAAGGGCAACATTAGAAGCAAATATAACAGAAATAAGAAATAGAATTGACGCAGAAATAGTTGAATTATTTAGAAGAAAGGAAAAATAAATGATGGGAGATATAGAAAAAATTAAAAAAGAAATAGAATGTTTTACAATTCAAGATTTAGCAGAAATTATTAGATTAGAACCTTTAATTTCAGAAAAAACTTCTATTTTAGGTTATAATAAAAAACAACGTGAAGAATTAAAAAGTTGTATGTTAGAAATAGCAAAAAAGACTTTAGACCTTGCAGAACTTGAAGAAAAATTTTTAGAAGAAAATAATAACAAAATGGAAAAGAAAATTTTTGTTACAAATGAAGAAGATAAAGCAGAATTGAAAGAATTAATGAAGAAACATTTAGATAGAGAAACTTATAATATTTTAAAAGAATTATTTTAGTTTATAATTAAAAATTTATAAAGGTTATTGCTAAACCAAAAAAGCAAAATTTAAATATTTTAGCCGTACATATGCGTAAAATAGGAGAAAGAAGGTTTCATTATGGAAAATGAAGAATTAAAAAATGAAGTTTTAGAAAATGAAGGAAAGGAAGTTTCAGCGCTTGCAACTGTTCAAGATTTTGGTGCATTAAGTAAAAGCACAAACACAAAAGCAGAAATGTTCACAAACATAACAGACCAAAAGAAAATATTTAATTTAGATTCACATGTTGATAATTTATTAAATGACTGTGAAGGTGAACTTATAAGAGTAAAAGAAGTATTAATTAAGAGATACAAAAAACCTATGAAAGAACCTGTAATTGATGAAGAAACAGGCGAAATTCTAAAAGATACAGAAACAACTATGGCTTGTATTTTAATTGATGATGCAGGTAAAAGCTACGCAACTGGTTCAAAAGTTTTTACAATTCAAATGATGAGATGTTTGCAAATGTTTGGTGTAACAGATGAAGGTTTTGAAATTAAAATTGTAAAGAACAAAACAGAAAAAGGAAATAAATCATTAGGGTTTGAACTTGTGTAGAAATACACAAGTTCTTATCATAAGGAAAGGAAGGTGACATAATATTGAAAACCACAGTCAAAGGAATTTGCTTAAATTTAAATGAAAGTGAATATTATTTTAAATATAAAGGATTAATATTTTATTTTTCAAGTGAATTTTATAAAAAGAAATTTGCAGATGAAATTTCAAGTTTTATTGAAACAGAAACGTTTAAAATTCAAGTAAAATATAATATAAATATAAATTTTGATATTTTATTAATGATTTCATTATATAAGAAAATTGAAAAACGTGGGTTCAGGGTTTATGATGAAGAAAACAAAAAAGAAATTACACCTTCGTGTGGTTTAATAACAAATATATTAATGTATTAAAGGAAGGTGAAGAAAATGGCAGATTCACAAATTAATTGGCGTCAAGGTGATTTTATACGTTTAGGACAAGCAGTTGCAAGATTTAACAAAAAAATAAATGAATTACAAGCAGAAGAAAATAAGCTTTATTTACCTGAAACAATTAGTTATGCAGAAGCAAAAGAAAATATTACAACAAGAAGGGAACTAAATAGACTTATAAATTCCTTACGTAGATTTCAAAGGGAAGGTGCAGAAGATTTATACACAACACAAAGTGGTGAAGAAATAACAAAATGGGAACGTAGAGAACTTGGGATTCAAAGTAGAATTGCACAAACACGTTTACAAAATGAACTTAAAACATTAAATGAACCAACTGAAAGTGGTTTTTCAAGAGCGCAAATGGGTTCAATGCGTGTTCGTGAAATAAATGCACAAATTAAAAATCTAAAAAATATTGAAAGTGCAGTTGGTTATGAGTTTAACCGTTTACGTGAAAGACTTTCACGAATGGGCACAAGTGATTACACAATGAAAAAAGCAATTGTTTTTCGTGAAAATTATTTAAAAGAAATGGAAAAATATTCACATTTTGATAATTACGAAAAACTTATGAAAAAATTAAGGTCATTTACAAATCCTATTTCATTCTTTAATTTTGTATCACAAAATGAATTAACACGGAGATTTAACATACCAAAGTGACGAAACATACACGCAACAAGCATTTAATTCATTTGTTCAAGATTTTGGAATTGAAATTGAAGAGGATAGCATGACAAAATAAAGGAGTGAAAATATATGTGAAAAAGTTCACTGCAGATTTTGAAACGGCAGTGTGGAAAGAAAACGAAACGTGGGTTTGGGCATGGGCTTGTGTAGAAATAGGAAATGAAGAAAATTTACAAATTGGAAATAATATTGATGATTTTATAGAATTTTGCAGAAACGAAAAGAACAGTTCATTTTATTTTCACAACTTAAAATTTGACGGTGAGTTCATTATATATTGGGCGCTAACACACGGATTTTCACACGTGACCGCAAATGAAGATATAAAGGAAAATACATTTACAACATTAATAAGTGATATGGGGCAATTTTATACAATAACATTATATTTTGAAAAGAAAAACAAAAAAGTTCACAAAGTAACATTTTTTGATTCTTTAAAGATTATTCCTTTTTCAGTAGACGCAATTGCAAAAAGTTTTAATCTTCCAATTTCAAAATTAAAAATTGATTACAAAAAAGAACGACAAAAAGGTCATCAATTAACACTTGAAGAAAAGGAATATATAAAAAATGACGTTTTAATTGTAGCAAAAGCGCTTAAAGTTTTATTTGATGAAGATTTAAAGAAAATGACACAAGGAAGTAATGCACTAAACGATTTCAAACAAATACTTTCAAAGTCAAAATTTTTGCATTATTTTCCGCCACTTGATTATGAAGTTGACAAGGATTTAAGAAAAGCATATAAAGGTGGATTTACTTATTTGAATCCAATTTATAAAGAAAAAGACGTGCGGACGTGGAACAGTTCTTGACGTAAATAGTTTATACCCTTCTGTTATGTATGAAAAAGAACTTCCATTTGGTGAACCTATATTTTTTCAAGGAGAATATAAACAAGACAAAGTTTATTCTTTATATATTCAAATGATAACATGCAGTTTTAAATTAAAGAAAAATAAAATTCCAACAATTCAAATAAAAAATAACCGTTCATTTTTTAAAGCAAATGAATATTTGGAAAATTCACAAAATGAAATTGTTTGTTTAGTTTTAACAAATATAGATTTAAAACTATTTTTTGAACAATATGACGTTTACGATTTAGAATATGTATGCGGGTGGAAGTTTAAGGCAATTCAAGGAATTTTTAAGGATTACATTGACAAATGGATTACAAGAAAAAATGAAGCAACTATTTCAGGAAACAAAGGGCAAAGAACCCTTGCAAAATTAATGCTCAACTCATTATATGGAAAATTTGCAACAAGTCTTGATGTTCAAAGTAAAATTCCATACCTTGGTGAAGATGAAATTATTCATTATTCACTTTCACCAAAAGAACAAAAAGACGGAATTTATTTACCAATTGGTGCATTTATTACTGCTTACGCAAGAGAAAAGACAATTAGAACAAGTCAAGCAATTAAAGATTATTCATTAAAAAAATATGGAAAAGATTTATATATTTATAGTGACACAGATTCGATTCATTCTTTACTTCCTATTGAAGAATTAAAACTATTTTGTGATATTGACCCAGTAAGACTTGGCGCATGGAAACATGAAGGTGATTTTACAAAAGCACGTTTTGTTCGTCAAAAATGTTATTTAGAAGAAATTGACGGTGAAATCAATATTACATGTTCAGGAATGCCTAAAAGTTGTTATGATTTTGTAAAATGGGAAGAATTTAAAACAGGCTTTTCATGTGGTGGCAAATTAACATTTAAGCATGTAAAAGGTGGTGTAATACTAGTTGAAACAGATTTCACCATAAAAGAAGAAAAGACAATTCATAATATTGTAAACTTTAAAAAATAATGATATAATGAAATTACAAAAATATGTTTATAATATATTGTGAAGGAGAAATGAAAAATGGAAAAATTTATTTCACTTTTAAATAATGACGGAATGAAAGTTTTAATTGTTGTAATTGTATTGGATTTAATTTTAGGAATTTTACGTGCACTACGTGAAAGAACTGTAAATTCATGTATTGGAATTGATGGAATGATTAGAAAAGTTGGAATGCTTATTGTTGTTGTATTTTTAACAATAATTGACTATATTATTCATTTTGATTTAATAGGATTTATTCCTGAAACCATAAAAGAAATTTTAAAATTAGGAAAAGTTGGAATTTCAAGTTTATTCAATATTCTATTTATAATATTTGAAATACTTTCAATATTTAAAAATATGATATTGTGTAAACTTCCAATTCCTAAAAAATTACAAGTTTATCTTGAAAATATAATGAAAGAATTTACAGGAGAAATAAAAGAAGGTGATAAATAATGAAGGGAATTGATATTTCAGAATGGCAAGAAAATATAAATTATTCAAAATTAAAAGAACAAGGAATTGAATTTGCAATAATTCGTTTAGGTTATGGAAAACAAATAAATCAAAAAGATAGTATGTTTGAAACGCATTTTGAAGGATTAAAAAATGCAGGTATAAAGGTGGGCGCTTACCTTTATAGTTATGCGTATGTAAAAGAAGGCGCAAAACTTGAAGCAGAAAATACACTTAAAATTCTAAAAGGAAAACAATTTGACTTACCAATTTTTTATGATATGGAAGAAAGTAAACAAGCACTTCTAGGAAAAGAAGTTTTGACAGAAATGGCAAATGAATGGTGCAGAATATTAAAAAATGCAGGTTACAAAGCAGGAGTTTATGCAAATTTGAATTGGTTCAAAAATTATTTAAACCCTTATGAAATAGCAAGTGAATTTAATTATATATGGCTTGCATTATGGAACAATGACGAAAATCCAAATGTTCAATTTCCTGTTGCTTTTTGGCAATATTCAAGTAAAGGAAAACTTGACGGCATAGAAAGTTTTGTTGATTTAGATAAATGTTATTCACAGGATTTTGCACACCCTCTGGAAAATAAAAAATCAAATGAAGATTTAGCAACGGAAGTAATTCAAGGATTATGGGGAAACGGTCAAGATAGAAAAAACAGATTAACAAAAGCAGGTTATAATTATGAAGAAATTCAAAAAATTGTGAATTACAGATTACTTGGAAATAAAAAATCAAATTATGATTTAGCAACGGAAGTAATTCAAGGATTATGGGGAAATGGTCAAGACAGAAAAAACAGATTAACAAAAGCAGGTTATAATTATGAAGAAATTCAAAAAATTGTGAATTACAGATTACTTGGAAATAAAAAATCAAATTATGATTTAGCAACGGAAGTAATTCAAGGATTATGGGGAAATGGTCAAGACAGAAAAAACAGATTAACAAAAGCAGGTTATAATTATAATGAAATTCAAAAAATAGTAAATGAAAGGTTGAAATAAAAAATGGCACTAGAACAAAGAACTGGAACTTATGGAACATATTGGGGAAACACTTATAATTCAAGTCAAAGTCTAACATTAGAACAAGAAAAAATAAATGCTGAATATATATGGCGTGCGTTAAGTTCAAAAGGGTGGACATTAAATGCTGTTGCAGGAATGCTTGGTAATATGCAAAGTGAAAGTTCAATAAATCCACGGACGTTGGGAAGGTGATAGGGTAGAGGGTGACCCAACTGAACATGGTTATGGACTAGTTCAATGGACACCATATACAAAATATACTAACTGGGTAAGTGGTGACCCTTCAACTATGGATAATAATATTTCACGAATTTTATATGAAGTTGAAAATAATATACAATGGATTGCGACAAGTAGTTATAATTATACTTTTGAACAATTTACACATTCAACAGATACACCATATAATTTAGCGCTAGCTTTTTTAGCAAATTATGAAAGACCCGCAGACCCTATTCAACCACAAAGAGGAACACAGGGTGAATTTTGGTATCAATATTTAGGCGGAATTACACCTTCAAGTTCAAATAAAAATAAATGGCTTCAATTTAAGTCAAGAAAAAAACGAATAATTTATTGGTAGAAAGGAGAAAATAAAAATGTTAGAAAAAGAATTTGAAAAAATCACAAAGTCAATTCAAGATAAACTCGGAAAAGAAAACACAAGTTTAATTGCAGATGACCTAGGAAAATTAATTACAGACAACGCAACTATGAATAAAGATTTAAGGGGGCGTGATGAAAGAATTTCAAAATTAGAACAAGACAAGGAAGCGCTTATTACTTCAAACGGAAATTTACTTCAGCAAGTTGCAATGGGTGATGAAGGTGGTCTTATAAATAAAAATGAACCAAAAGAAGATGAACCACCAAAACCATTTGATTATAGAAGTGTTTTTGATGAAAAAGGAAATTTTAAAAGATAAGTTGACAAAAATTTGTTTTTGTTATATTATTTTAGTATCAAATATTTTATTTTGAAATAAAATTGAAAGGAGATTTTTAAAAATGGCAATTCCAGAAGGTTTAAGGACTTCCCTTAATTCAATAAGGGAAACAAGCATTCAGAACAATACACTTTATCACAGATATGTGCCTGAAATTCTTCCAACAAGTGACATTGGAAGTTTTGCAAGTCCAATTTTTGATAATCCAAATGTTATGAATGAATTTATGAACGTTTTAGTTCAAAGAATAGTTTATACACAAGTTGATATAAAACTATTCAACAACCCTTTAAGAGTTCTTGAAGGTGATAGAATTCCTTTAGGTTCTATTGGTCAAGAAATATTTATTAATCCTGCAAGGGGTAGAAAATTCAACGTTGATGATTTTGCAGGGTTACTTGCAAAATATGAAGCAGACGTTAAAGTTCAATATCATCAATTAAACAGTGACCTTCAATATTGTGTAACAATAACAAGAGCAAAACTAAAAGACGCATTTGTTTCTTGGTCAACTCTTGAAAACTTTATTGACGGATTAACACAAAGTTTATATAATGGTGCATATATTGACCAATATAACATGACAAAAGGACTTGTTTCAAGTGCTTATGCTTCAAATCAAGTTCGTGTTGAAGTTATATCTAACCCTAACACAGAAGCTCTTGCAAAAGAATTTATTACAAAAGCAAGAACAATGTTCTTAAATATGCAAACACCAACACCAAACTTTAACGCATGGCGTCAAGTTGGTGGTTATGGACGTGACATATTAACATGGTCAAATCCTGAAGATATTGTTTTTCTAGTTCGTAATGATATAGGTGCATATTTAGACGTTAACGTTTTAGCACAGGCATTTAATATTGACAGAAGTGTTTTACTTGGCAATATTATATATGTAAATGACTTTAACGAATATGATAATGAAGGAAAACTAATATTTGACGGTTCAAACATAGTTGGAATGATAGCTGACAAGTCTTGGTTTAGAATAAAAGAACAAGAGACAACAATGGACGAATTCTATAATGCAAACAACCGTACGTGGCAATATTACCTTAACTGCGTTCGTATGTACTCATATTCGTTATTTAGCAACCGGAGTCGTTTTTGCAACTGCACTTCCTTCTGTTCCAGTAACTGAAATGAAGTTTGAAGAAACTGCACCAAAAGTTGCAGTTGGAAACAAAATTTTATTAAAGTTAGCAACTAAACCTACACAAACAACTAGCGAAATAACATTTACTTCCGGAACAACAGCAAATGCTACTGTTAGAAAAGTAGACAATAAAACAGTTGAAGTTACAGGAGTAAAAGCAGGAACTTCTGTTATAACTGCAACAAGTGGAAATGTGACAGGTACTGTTACAGTTACAGTTGAATGAGAATAATAAAATATTCACCCTTAGAAAGGGAAGGAATGAAAAAACTTCCTTCCCTTATTTTTATAGAAAGGAGAAATTACAAATGGCAATTTCACCACAAACTGATATACGTTTAATAAAATGTCCTTTAACATTAAGCAATAAAAATCAAATTACATTTACAAATTTACAAGCACAAGAACAATACTTTTTATCACTTCCATACACAGAAGATATAAATGCAAGTTATCAGCGAAAAGATAATATAATTCGTTTTAATAGACATATTGATAACATTATAACTTATGATTATTGTATGTATAAAAATGAAAATTATAGTAATAAATGGTTTTATGCTTTTATTACAGGAATGCGCTATATAAATGATAATTTAACAGAAATTTCAATTGCAACGGACTGTTTTCAAACTTGGCAATTTGATTTAATTTATAAACAAAGCTTCATAGAACGTGAAATTGTACCTGTTGCAGATGATACACCCGGTAATAACTTAATTCCTGAAGGTTTAGAATTTGGAGAATTAAAAGTTGAAGGAACTGCAGAATTTGATGAATTAGAACCTGCTTATGTTGTAGCATATACTGGTGATAGTTATCAAGTGGGAGATGACCCACCTGTTCAAATTAAGCAAGAAGGGTATAGCTATAATGGAATTTATTCAAGCGTTACATTTGCAGTTGCAAATTCAAAAGGTTTTAAAGTATTAATGAAAATTATGAATGAAAATGCAAACAGTGATAAGGTTTTAACTGTGTTCACTGTTCCACAACTTGCAGTTCAAAGTTTATTACCTAATGACCCACCCGGAGAAACCACTTACAAATTTGAATTTGTACAACGTAATTTTACAGAATCACCAAAAATTAAAACTTTACTTGCAAGAAGTAATTCTTTAGACGGGTACACACCACGAAATAAAAAATTATTAACTTATCCTTATATATATTTAGCTTTTAATCCACAAAATGGAACAAAGAAAATTTATAGGTATGAAGATTTTTTAAATGCAACACCTTCATTTAAAATAATGAGTGAAATAAATCCAAATCCAACTGTTCAATTTATACCGCAAAATTACAGGGGTGCAAGTGGTGATAGTCTATCTGACAATGCGTCACTTAATGGCTACCCTACAATTTCATTTAAAACAGATACATTTAATGTATGGCTTGCACAAAATAATGATATTATTTCCTTACAAATGCAACAAGAAAATTACAATTATAATCTTGACGCAGTAAAAGGTGGCATGGGAATGGTTGGAGATATAGGAAACATGCTTTCAGGAAATCCTTCTTCTATGGTTAGCGGTTTTAGTGGGTATATTGATAAAAGCATTGAACTTAAGCGTTTAGATAAGAACCATGAATTTTATATAAAAAATCAAATGGCACAAATAGAAAAACAAGCAATGTTACCAGACAATGCAAGTTTATCTTCTTCAAATTCAACTTTACTTGGTTATAATATGTTTGACAAAAATATATTTACACGTTATACAATTAAAAAAGAATTTGCAGAACGTCTTGATAAATATTTTGACATGTATGGTTATACAATAAATACATTGAAAAATATAAATATTAATTCAAGACCTAATTGGAATTATATAAAAACACAAGGTGCAAATATTCTTGGAAATATTCCACAATATGATTTACAAACTATTAAAGAAATGTTTGACAATGGTATAACATTTTGGCACAACCCTGCAACATTTCTTGACTATTCACAAAATAATAGATAAGAAAGGAGAAAATGAAAAATGGGAAAACGTAAAAATTTTATGCGTCACAATTACCAATTTGTTGATAATTTACTTGTAAATGACGCAACATACATTGATTATTTAGAAAGATTCAAAAAAGTTGCTCTTTCTGTTTTTGAATGGGTGAACCTTCCAAAATCAATGAATGCAATGTGGCTTGAAAAATGTTTGTATTATAATGGTCAAGCAAGTCTCCTTAAAGACAAACGTTTTGGGTTTATTAATACAAATTGTTGCACAAATGGGGATTTAAATATTTATGGACTTCCTGTCAATTTTAATTGCTATTCATTTGGTTATGATAGTAACAGAAAATTATACACAGGATTAATTGAAGGCTTGACAGAAGCACAAAAAGAACAACGTGAATTTTACGAATGTATTCTTGTTCAAAACAATTGGGACAGAACACCAACTGCAGGTTCAATGGAACTTTTTGCATTACGTTTATATGAAGCAGAAAGAACCGCAGACGTAAACATAAAAGCACAAAAAACACCTGTACTTTTATTGGTAGATGAAACACAACGTCTTACAATGGAAAATATGTATTCACAATATGACGGAAATAAACCATTTATTTTTGGAGATAAGAAAAATTTAAATCCAGACAGTTTACGTTCAATTAAAACAGAAGCACCTTTTATTGCAGATAAAATTATTGGTTATAAAAAGGAAATATGGAATGAAGCATTGACCTTTTTGGGAATTAATAATATAATGGTAGATAAGAAAGAACGTTTAATTACTGATGAAGCAAATTCAAACAATGAACTTATAAACTTAAATTTGCAAAGTTATCTTGCACCACGTCAAGAAGCATGTAGACAATTCAATGAAAAATTTGGTTTAACAGGTACAGACAAAGAAATATCAGTTCGTGTTCGTTCAGACTTACACAATATTATAAAAAATGCACAAAGTATTGTAAATGATTATAAAAAACTTGATGAAATAGATAATCAAATAAACACGGAAGGTGGTGTTGAATAATGGCAAATTATACAATTGAATTAAGACATGTTTGTGATATTTATGGACGTGATGAAGTTGAAAATTGGTTCAAAGATTATAATATTTCAAATTATTTAACACCTTCACAAATTGAACAAATTGAAAAATTTGGTGTGTGGTCAAAAGACCGCCTTGCAGAAAAAATTGTTGACCATTACTATATGCGTGAAATAGGTTTTGAAACACCAGCATTATTTAAACATTATGCAAAAGTTACAATGCAAGAAATTATGGAAAGACAATTTCCAAAAATATATTCAAACTTTTTAGAATATGATCCACTTTCAAACGTAGATTTTACGGAAACATATACTCGTGAAATTGCAGGTTCAAGTGAAGGAAAATCAAATTCAAATTCTAAAAATAATGCAAGTGGTTTAAATATAAATAACGATACACCACAAACAAGAATTACAAGACAAGATTTAAGTTCAGGTGCTTATGCTTCACAAGTAAATCAAAGTGATACTGAAACAAATATTCAAGATGAAACAAATGCAGAAAGTTCTTCAAATACAATAGAAAAATTTACACGTCATGAAGAAGGTGACAATGGTGTTATTATAACAAACCAACGTTTAGTAAAAGAATTTAGAGAAATAATTGTTGCTATTGATGAAGAAATAATAAACGAACTTTCAAAATTGTTTATGGGCATTTATTAGAAAGGAGATTTTAAAATGGAAAATTTAAATTTAATAAAACCTGAAAAGGTTCAAAATATTATAAATAAATTTTGTTATACTATTGGAATGATTCCAACAAGCTATAAAGTAAGTTTAACTTATGAAGAACAAATTATTGCAATTGGCCATTATCTTGAAGAAACAGTAATTCCAGCTTTAAATAATAATGCTGAAGCTGTTGCAGAATTACAAAATTTATTTATTGAATTAAAAAATTATGTTAATAATTATTTTGATAATTTAGATGTACAAGAAGAAATTAATAATAAACTAGACCAAATGGTTGCAGATGGAACACTTCCTGAAATTGTTGCAGCATATTTAAATAGTAATGCAATAATTGCATTTGATAATGTTGAATCAATGAAAAATGCAACCAATTTAATTAATGGAAGTTTTGCAAAAACTCTAGGCTATTATTCAAAAAATGATGGTGGAGATGCATTATATAAGATAACATCAACCAAAAGTGAAACAGAATACCAAGAAACGTTAAATAATGGATTATATGCTACTTTAATAATAAATGATTCAATTAATGTTAAACAATTAGGTGCTTATGGTGATGGAATACATGACGATACTGAAATATTACAAAAAATAATAAATATGAATAAACCAATAATTTTTGATGATTCTACATATATGATAAATAAAAATGGATTACTTTTAATAAACAATACAAGAATAACTTTTAACAATACGATTTTAAAAATGATTACTAATAATTCTTCTGGATATAATATTTTAAATATTAATAAATGTAATAATGTTAATATATTGGGTAATGCCTATTTAATAGGTGATAAGGAAACACATACAGGAGAAACAGGAGAATTTGGACACGCTTTATCAATTATAGGTAGTTCAAATGTTAATATAGAAAATGTACAATGTTCTTATGGTTGGGGCGACGGTTGTTACATAGGTCCAACAGATGATTTATTAAATAATCCTAATAATATAATAATTAATAATTTAGTATGTCATCATAATAGGAGAAACGGTTTATCTATTACATCAGGTTCTAAAATAATCATTAATAATTTAATAACATATAATAATGGTGGTACTTCGCCTAACGGTGGTTTTGACATTGAGCCATATAATACAAATAATGTTATAGATATAACTATTAATAACATTTATAGTTATTCAAATGGAATAACAGGAACTGGCTATCAGGGTTTTATCTCTAACGCTTACACAGATAACTATAATGTAAAAATTGGTACTTTAAAATTAGACGGAGTGCTTTCAGTAACAGTATCAAAAGAAAAATCAATCGTTAATATTGATGATTTAATAGAAAATATACAATCAACTCAAACATCAAGCGTGCTAATAATGACAATGTATGGATTAATAAATATAAAAAACTGTTTAATTGATATAAGCAACGCTCCTTTATTAACAGATAAGAATTTAATATATAGCGAAAAAATGTTAAACACATTTATTGATAATTTATCAATAATTAATAATGGGCAAAGTAATCCTTATTTTATAACAAATTCTAACACTATTAGTAATTTTAATATTAACAATTTAAATTATATTGGATTATTGAAAATATCTAACACAAGAAATACTAATATTCATATTAGTAATATAATAAAAAGAAATAAAACATTGACAAGTCAGGACAATGTAATTTATCCTTTTATGAACAATATTATTATTAGTGAAGAAATAGCAAATATTAGTTACAACGATATTGCACAATATGACGGATATGAAATGAACATATATAATTCTAATCAAGAAACAACCTGTACATTTTCATTAAATAATGATAGATTTTTATATAATGGTTCAAAAGTATATTCAATTTCCCTACCACCTTCATCTTATGCAAAAATAAGATTTGATTTATTCTCACATTTATATGTTGTTGAATATTTATATACAAATTCATAATTAAATTATATTATTCAAAATAAAATGTTTCACATGAAACAATTTTGTAACA